TGGAAGTTTTGAGGATTTTTGTAGCGAGTTTGGTTATGATGATGATAGCCGAAAAGCTAAAAAGACCTATAAAGCAGTAGTAAAAGAATACGACAAAGTTTGTAGTTTGTTTAATGAGCAAGAATTAGAAGTGCTTTGTTTAATTAATTAAATATATAATATATGAGTTGTTCAAAACCAATATGGAATGAAGTAACCTCTTGTGGTTACTCAAAATCTCCTTCATGGGGAGGTAAAAATAATGTTAAAACAGTTACTTGTACAGGTTCATCAAGGAGTAATAGTGAAAGATTAGCAACAGTAGAAGTAAGTAGAAAATTTTACGAAAATATTGTTGTTTTTAATTTTTATCTTGATGGTAAGTTAATGGTTCAAAATATTAATTTAAGAAATAAAGATAAAGCTGGAAGTTTTATTGAAAAAAGAAAGAAAAACTTTATCAATAGTAGTAATGTTGAGCAATATTTTGAAAAAAGTAAATTAGTAAAAAAAGTATTAAAAAATAAATAATAAAATAAAGAGTCAATTAGAACATATAGTTCTTTTTGGCTCTTTACAATTAAAATTATAAATATATGGGAATAGATGATTTACAATTCAGTTTAATGAGCCAAAGTGAGTTTATAGGACAATCTAATTTAGAATTAGAAGAGATTGTTCTAGCTACTCTTGTGAACTTTCCTGAATCTTATTTTAAAGTAGCACAACAATTATCAACTAAAGAATTTTCATCTACAGAAACAAGATATATTTATTTAGTAATAAAAGAATTATCAGAAGTTTCAAAAATAGATTTAGTTACTGTTACCGATAAATTAATTCAAAAGAAGTACACAGACGTTATGAATCAACAAAAGAAAGGATTTGACCTTATTGTTTTCCTTAATTCTATTTGTGAAAGAATAGAATCTGATGCTCATTTATTACAACATGTATCAATATTAAACGGTTATGCCAAACGTAGAGAATTACTTCAGTTAGCTAAAGAAATTAATGATGATTGCAGTTCAATGACTCCTCCAGAAGATGTTGTCAACAAAATAAGCACTAAAATTGTTGATATTCAAGAAATGGGAGATATTGTAGAATTTGACATACAAGAGGCTAACAAAGAAGTACTTAAAAATTTAGATAAAAAGAAAAATGACAGTTCATTGGTGAAGAGTTATATAAAAAAAGTTGATGATTTTATTTATTCCTTTGAAAAAGGAGAACTTATTATTATTGCAGCAGCTCCGAGCATGGGCAAAACTGCATTTGCATTGGAAATATTTAAAAATAATACTTTAAATGATATTCCTGGTGCATTTTTTTCTTTAGAAATGATGAATGTTCAATTGTTACAAAGGATGTATGCTACTCATAGCAACATACTGCTTAGTAAACTAAGGACAAAAATGCTTACAATGAATGAAATTATTAAATTCAATCAAACAATAGGTCATTTTGAAAACAAAAAATTCTGGCTTGATGATAGATCTAGAAAATTATCTCAAATTTGTAATAAAATCAGAAAATTTGTAATAAGACATGGAGTTAAATATGTTGTTATTGATTATTTACAATTAATTACTTGTGATATTGGTAATAGAGGTAACAGAGAACAAGAAGTATCTATAATTTCAAGAACAATTAAAGAATTAGCTTCTGAATTAAAAATACCAATATTTGCTTTATCTCAAATAAATAGAGCTATTCATTCAACATCAAGTAAAAGACCTAACCTTAGTAATTTAAGGGAATCTGGAGCTATTGAACAAGATGCTGATATGGTTATATTTATTCATCGACCTGCTTATTTTCAAATTGAACATGGTATTCCAGAAACAGAATTTGTAGAAATTATTTTTGCTAAAGGAAGATCAACTGGTGTAGGAATGGTAGAAATTTCTTTTCAATCTAAACTAGCAAAATATAGTGATGTTTCTAATGAAGAATTAAATAGTATTAAAGAATTTCATTTCACTAATATTCAATCAAATAACAATTTTTAAATGAGCAATAGTAAATATAAATTAGCAGAAAAAATGGTTTTAGAAATATCTGAAAAAACAGGATATTCTAAAGAGGTTATAAATATTGTTATTAAACATTTTTTTATTTCGATAAGAAATTTATTTAGAAAAAATAAAGAAATTAATATAAAAGGACATATTGTTTTTAAGCTAAAAAGTTATTACAGAAAAAAAGTAGAAAAAAAAGGAATTAATGTTAATTTAAGACCTAGAAAAAGTGATAAATGGAAATATGTAAAAAAAAGATACAAAGATTATGATGCTTATTTAATGAAAAAAAGTAAAAAATAATTTTTTTATTTATTGTATTTTTTATACATTTACCAAATTATTAGTATATTTACAATATGATAAACAAGTTGGAAAAAAGAAGATTGTTATTATTAAATGTTCAGTCGATACTTAAAATAATAAGTAATAATAATTCCTTTGTCATTTTTTTGAAATCTGTAACTTATTCAATCGATAAAATAGATAATGATAAAGAAGTAATGAATGCATCAGAAATGATGAATTTAGAAAATAGAGGGGTAGTTAACTACCAAAACAAAAGTGTAGAGAAATTTCATCAAGACGTCTTAGGAATGATTGATAATAGATTCTCTACTAAATTTTTAATTTTTAAAAACTAAAAAAGTATGAAACCAAATATTTTTATTGTAGGACCATCAGGAACAGGAAAATCTAGTTCAGCTGAAAATTTAGATGCTGAAAAAACAGCAATATTAAATACAGAAATGAAAGCATTACCATTTAGAGGTGCGGGAAAGTTTAAGTTAAATTTACCAGTACCAGATATGGAAACTTTTCATAAATTCTTTAAAAAAATATTAGAAGGAGAAAAAACAGAAGTTTGTTTGATTGAATCATTTACTTCAATGGCTGAACATCAATACAGAAATTCTGGAAAATTTTTTACTGGCTTTGATTTATGGGGAAACTATAAAGAAGAAATAGGTAAAATATTACTTCAATCAAAAAATACAAATAAATATGTAATATTTACAGGTATTGATCAAGTAATTGAAGGAGCCAATGGGGTTGAAGAAAGATGTATTGCTGTAGAGGGTTCTTGGAAGAAAAAAGTAGAGAAAGAATTTGTTATTGTACTTTATTCTGAAATGATTACGAATGAAAATGGAGATCCAGAATATCGTTTTATTACTAACAAACAAAAAGGATATGAACATATACCGGCTAAATCACCAAAGGGTATGTTTCCACCTACTATTCCTAATGATTTAAACTTAGTAATTAAATATGTAGAAGCATATTACAATGATGAAACAATGGAATCTGTTACTGAAATAAAAACAGAATCTAAAAAAGAAGTAAGTGAAACTAAAGAAATTAGTGAAGCTGAAGAAATGACAAAAGCAGAAAATAAATATTAATCTTTAAAATTAAAATTATGAGTTTTGAAAACGAAATGGAAGATGTAAAAAAACATGAAATATCTGGTAATTACATCAATAAACCTTGTGTAGAAATAGTAACAATAAAAACATATAAAATGAGTCCAAAAGACCATAAAGGATGTCCTTTTATTGATTTTACTTTCGAAACAATAGACGATACTAAGTCTATAAACACAACAAGACTTTATAGAACAAGAGAAACTGATTCTCCTGAGTCTAAAGAAATAAAGTTAAAAAAATTAAAAGAGTTACTTGCTAATGCTGGTGCTGATTTTTCTTTAAAAGGAGAAGCAGTAATAAAATCTGCAACAGGTAAAAAAGTAAAATGTTTATTTAAAGAAGTTGAATATATCGGCTACGATAAAGACAACACAAATAAGCCAGAAGTAAGAACAAAAATTGAATATTCATTCTCTGCTCCTGAAAGTGGAGATATAGTTGGTAATCAATCTTATTTCAGAACACCTTTAAAAGAAGCTGATTTAAAGAAATATCAAGGAGAATTAGCTAAATGGGAAAGAGATAATCAAGGCTCTTCTTTAGAAAAAACTAGTTCAGAATCATCATCTACTATAGAAAGTAATTCTGTAGAACAAGATGATGATGGATTAGATTTTTAATTTCATAATTATAAAAAGTATCAGAGAGCTCTTAGTAGCTCTTTGATATTTAAAAATTTTAAAAAATGAAAGAAATTTTAGAGAAAATAACCAACATAATTGAATCTTATAATAGTATGAGTTCTGATAATATTAATATTGTAATGATACTTGATATGGCCAGAAATTTATCTTGTAATCTTTTTTATTTAGAAACATATAGATCTGATATTTTTAAAAAATATGAAGGGCAAAAGTATATTTTAATTAAAGAAACTTCTGGAAGAAAACCAATGCCAGTAAATAAAGCAGAAAACCAATGTAACTTTCAATATCCTCAAATGTATCAGATAAGAAGATTTATGGAGGGTGCTTACAAAGTACTAGACATGATGCGTACAGACATTAGTTATGCTAAAACAGAATTAACACATACTAATATAAGAGGATAATGATTAGTCAAGAATTAAAAGAAGAATTAGAAGATTTATTTGATTACTATGAAACAGTAATGGAATATAAATTCATAGATTTTACTATGAGATTAAACAATAATTATTTAAAAATTTCTACTATTGTAGATAAATTAAAACTAAAACATGAGCAACTTAGACACAATGCTGGAGAACTCAATAACTCCATTAATGAAAATATCAAATGCTAATAATGAAAAAGACATTATTAACATTAAATTAAATGTTCCTGGTAATAAAGAACCTTTATTTGATGAAATAAAATCTATCTGTAAAAAGATATGTGATAAAAATAATTTTCATTTAAAAGAAATATCTGTTTTATATGATGACGATCATTTTTCAAGAATATTTATTGAAATAATTAATTCAAAATTCTTAAATGAATATATTTCTGGATTAGAAAAAGATTTAAAAATTCTTAAAAATCCTAAGAACTATATTGAAAATTTTAGAAAAGCTTTTAATCTAGCTAATCATTTTAATAATATGTTTGGCTCTGGAATACACAATAAAGATAAAGAATTAAATGAACTTGAAAAATTCTTAGAAACGATTAAATCAATTTAGCATGAAAAAATTAAAATTTTGGATTAGAAAACAATTAATATTTATATTATTTGGCAAACAAATTAAAGAAATTTCTTATCAAATGTTATATAATGATGATATAGAAGTTTTTAATTACATAATAAAACTTTTAATTTCTGATCAACACAAGATGGAGAATGCTAATGATTTTATATTAGGTTATTATAATCTTAATCATGCTATAAATAAAGAATTACAGAAACAATTAACTAAGGAGCTTTAATGCTCTTTAGTTATAATAAATAAAGAAAAAAAAATGAAAAAAAATAATATAAATAAAGGTGTTTTTGATAGTAATGAAGAATTATACTTCACATACTTCCTTAATGATTTAAAAGATAAAGGTTTTATAGATGATTTTTATAAAAATGAAGAATCTTATCCTTTAACAAAAGGTCTATCTGTAAACTACATTAAACCTATGAAAAAAGTTAATGATAAGGTTCTTAAACAAACAATATTATCTTCATCAATATATACTCCTGATTTTATAATTAAATGGAATGATAAAGCTTTAGGGATATTTGTAACAGATATATCAAAACCAATTAAAGATAAAATAATAACTGAATTTATTTGTCAAGAGAATATGATTTCTGTAGTAGAGGTTAAAGGTGCTTGGGATAATAATAATATGACACGATTAGCTATTAACAATATTAAAGTAGTTTGGGATAAACACAGTATTTTTGTTAATCTTATAAAAATCCCTAGTATATTCAATAAATTATTTACTCCAGAAAGATACTTTATGACAGACAAAACCTTTAAACCAAGAAAACTAAATTATAAAAATGTAAAAACACTAAAAGAATACTTAAATGAAAAATAATACTTATGAATTTTTAAATTTTAGGTATAGAAACAAGATGTTTCTTAAAGATGATTATGGATTGACAGCAGTTCTTTTATTCAATGAAAAATTAGAAGATATAAAAATTAAAATTACAAAATATATATCTTCTAAATTTGGAAAGTCAGATGTTAAGAAAATAACTTTTTTCAATCCATTTTTAAAAAAAGAACAAACATTATCATTTCAAGATTATAAATTTAATTTATTAGAATTTGTTAAATATGCACATAAAAGAGGTTATGACTGGTCTCTTTATGATAAAGAAAGTTGGAATGAAATAATTCCTCAAAAAAGAAATAAATTTATTAAAACAAGAAAATTATGACATTTATACCAAGTGATGAAGCAAAAGACTTCATGAAATTTCAAGAGACTTATGATCCTAATGAATCAAATATCATTAATCAAGATGATAATTGGTATTATTCAGACCATAAATTTGTAACAAACTCCCATCTTAAACACATTATTGATGGAGGTCCACAACATCTTAAAGCCTATTATGAAGGTAAATTAGGTGAAGATAAACAACATTATATTTTCGGTAGAGCTCAACATTGTTTAATTTTAGAACCTGAATCTTTTAATGGTAGATTTTATTCTATTGATGATACTGAAATATGTATTGAAGCTTCTGGCCATGATTGGGAAAAAAATAATAAAAACCCAAGAGCAACTAAAATTTATAAAGAATGGTTGTCAAAAATAATGGAAGAAAATAAACATAGAAGCTTAATCTCTATGAATGATTTTAAAACATTAAATGATATGTATGATAAGTTAATGTCTTATAAACAAGTAAGAGAACTTCTTGAATCTGCATATAAAAAAGAAACTATCTATTCAAATAAAATACAAGGAATAGATTGTAAATGTAAAGTTGATGCTATTAATCCAGGAAATTTTATTTTAGATTATAAATCATCTAAGGATCCAGCGACAATACATAAGTTTAAATATAATTTAAAGGCATATAATTACGATAGACAAGGAGCTTTTTATTGTGATGTAACTAAAACTAAATCATTTTGGTTTATTGTTCAAGAAAAAACATATCCTTATACTGTTTGTCTTTTAGAAATGAGTCCTGATACTTATGATGAAGGTAGAATAAAATATCAACATGGTTTAGATTTGTATAAAAATCATTTCTTATCTAAGTCAAGTAAGGATATTGATGATTTCCTTGAAATAGGAAGTATTTAATTTTGTAAATTAATTATAAACCATAAAAACCAAAAAAGAATGAATAAACGAGAATTTGAGATTGGTGATGTTTACGATAAAGAACTGGTTGAGAAAGACCAGATTATTGTTCGTAATACATTAGAATCAATTGCTTCTGTAGTTACAAAAGAAAGCTACATAAAAAAACTTTCAGATAATGAAATTACTGAAAAAAGAAAGTCTTTATCAGATGTCAGTATTGATATTAATGATATTGAAGAAGAAAAAAAAGAAATCATGGATGAATTTAAGCTTCGACTTAAAGAACCTATGGCAGAAAAAAAACAACTTCTCAATGCTATTAAACATAAAGCTGAAGAAAGAACTGGTAATTTATTCCACATAGACGATCAAGAAAATGGTTTTATGTACATTTTTGATGAAGAAGGAATTTGTATTGACAGCAGACCATTAAGACCTACCGAAAGGCAAACAAAAATTAAATTATTAAACGAAAAACAAGGATAATCATGGAAAAAGAAAACCAAAAAAACCAAAAAAAAGTAGCTTCTAAAATAATAGAAGTTCATCCTGAAGTAAAAGAAATAGTAATTAGAGAAGGAAAAGCAATCCCTATTGCTAATCCTAAAGATGTCTTAATTACAGGGTCAATTACTGCTCCATCTACATTTATTAAAGAAAGAAATTTTGATTTTGAAAAAAACAAAACACACGTTTTAATCGACAAAGAAAGAGGAACAATTTCTTTAGTATTAAATGAAGATGCTCCTTTTAATAGTTATTCTGTTGATGGAGAAATAAGAATTGGGAATAAATTTAAGTCTTTAGGTATTAATGTAGATATTTCTTATGCTCCAGAAGAATTAGCTAAAAAATTAAAACTTCTTAGAAGTATATTTGATAGTAAAGCTGAACATGCAAGCATTGTAAATTCTTTAAGAAACATTAAAGCTAAATTAAAACAAGATATTGATGCTAAGGATGATTCAAGAGGTAACCAATCTATGAATTTCACCCAAGTTCTTGATAGTAATATTCCAGATAAGTTTAGTTTAACATTGCCATTAATTGAGGGTGAAGAACCTAAGAAATTTGATGTTAATGTTTTCATTGAAGGAAATAGCTACAATGAATTAAAATGTTATTTGGAAAGTATTGATGCTGCAGATATGATTGAAAATTCTTTTAAAGAAATTCTTGATAGAGAAGTTTTAATTTTAAAAGATTATGCAGTAGTAATGGAGAAATAATATCTTAATTAAAATTATTATAGAAAGGAGTAAGGCATTGAGCTTTACTCCTTTTTGTTTAATATAAAAATAAATAATTATGAAAACTTTTACAATTAACACAATCCAAGACATTCAAGGAAATAAATTAGTATTAACAGATGAAAATGGAATATCGAAATGTTGGTATGGTCAATTTTATTCTTTTGAAAGAGAAATAAAACAAGTAAATGGAGTTGAGGTTTACCAAGTGAAAGCTGAGGGCTTTCAACACGCTATTGATTTAATAAATTTAAAAAAAGAACTTGAACAATCTCGTTCTAATACTAAAAATTTAAGACTTAAATTGAATAAATTAGAAGCAACAATTTTAAGAAAATTAGGTAAAAAGTTAAGAGGATTAAAAGACAGGACAAAAATTAATTCATTTTTAAGATAATATAAAAACTATGAAAATTACAAAATTCGATTTTAAAATTCCTGAATTTGATATTGATAAAACAAGCGTAACATTAGATTCAGA